CCTTTGTGTTCTACGTACTTTCCTATTAGTTTGGTCGCTGGACCTATCAGACTTAGTAGTGCCATTTTCTATTCCTTTCAATTTATTCCAACAGTCTTCACAATAATATTTAAATTTTTCATAATCAAAAGCTGGTTCGTCACAAAACGAACATTTCTTTTTTGATATAACTAATCTCCATGCTTGGTCAAATGTTCTCATTTTTCTTTAAAATAAAACTCTTTACCTCCTATCAAACCACAAGATAATCCGTTTGTAAATGTAAAGACTATCAAGAAACTTTTATCTTCTTTACCTTGGTAAAATTCTACAAGTCTATTTTGAGATAAACCCCAACCTACTCGTTCTTTGTTTTCTATTTCAGTAACATCTTTTTTTAAATACTTGGCTTCTGCACATTTGTATGTAATTATTCTTTTGTGATAATAAACTTCAGACTGTAATGTATTTACTATTAAAAAAACACAAATACCTATAATAAAATAATCAAATATATTTCTAAACATTACTTTCACTTTCTTTATACCAACCCGCTACAGTATATCTGGGTTTTTTTTTAACTACTTCAACAGCGTGTGCGTAATACATACCATCAAAAAAAACAGACCTGCCTGTTTTAGGCGTTATTGTGATTCCGTCTTTATATATAAGTCTACCGCCTTCAAAATCATCATTTAAATAAACTATAGATGCAAGAGAATACCCATGATTTTTCATTGTATGAAAATCCGTGTGCTCTGGTAAATAACTGTTTATTGGAAACTTTACTATTTCAAAATAATCTAAATATGATTTATTAATTTTACTAGCTTCAATATTTAATTTTCTTTCTAAATTTGGAATTTCATTTTTTTTAAGTAATAAAGGAAATATACTTCTATGTTTTTTTGTCCTACTCAAATTAGATTCGTAATAATCTATTAAATATATACATTGTGTGCTAGACAAAAAATTTTCATATATAACAGTAATCATTTCTCAATCTTCACAAAAAAAACAAGAGTTTTTCGTTGCTCTACATTCCAGTCAATACCAACAGAGTGCGGAATATCTTTTTTATAGAACACACACCTATTTGGTTTAGCCCCAACTATAACACTTGGCTCTAATTTATTTTCATCACTATAAATTCTTGTTCCATTATTTAATGTGTGATTGTTTAGATACACCACACCAGCATAATCAACATCATTAACAGTATCAACATGTATTATACCTTCGTTTTTATTTTTATGAGGTGATTTAATTACTTCTTCTTTGTATGCTTTTCTAAAAAGTATTTTTAAATATTGTATATTAGTTTTAGTATGCTCTTCAAAAGTATTTTTAAATATAATGTAAGCTTCACTATCATTTATCCAATCTTGTGTTTCATGTACAGGATAACCATGATATCTAGTTTCATAAAAATCACTTTGCGGTTGGTGCGTAGCAGAGTATTGCATAAATTCAGAAGCCATGTATATACCTGTAAAATTTTGTTCAGAGAAAAAATTATCTATTATATTTATCCCTTGTATATTCATAGTACTCTTTTATAAATTAATTTTCTTTCCCCTTCAACAACTGGTTTAAAACCCATTTTACCTTCTAAAAACCAACGTACAGTATTAAGGTTCATGGTTTTGTAATCATCTATAATAAGTAAACTATTATCCGTCATACGTTTCATAAAAAAATCTATTTCTTTTTGCACAGCTTGAGATGTGTGAGGTCCATCTAAATGAACAACTGAATATTGACCTAATAAAAAAGTTTGTCCATCTATGGAAAAAGGATATCCCTCCCCCATAGTTTGAAAAAAATATTCGTCAGGAAATTCAAAAAAAGCAAACTCTTTATATTTACTTAATTCAGCTACAGTTTGTACCTTCATTTCATCTGTGTAATCGGCAGTATACGGAGGTCTATCATCATAATGTTTATAGTTTAAATTACCATAGGGATCTACAGCTATATGTCTATAGTTAACAACGCCTTTGGCAATCACAGCATCCATTATAGTTTTTGAACCTAAACCTTTTCGTAAACCTATTTCACAAGTTAAAACTGTGTCTTCCATGTTTAATGTTTCTATTTGCTCTTTTATATACTCGTATTCAAGTGAATCTCCTTCAATCATGTGACCTCATTTTTTCTATTAGTTTACGTTGATGATAAATTTCTTGTCTTTGTTTTTGAAGATCAGAAAGTTGTTCTTTTATTTTTTGTGACACACCAACCGTTTTATTAATTTTTATAATTTTTCTTTTAGGAAACGGTATGATAATAGTCATTACTTCATTCCTGTAAAACCTTTGCCTTTTACTTGAATAGGTTTTATTCCTTTTATATCACTACCTTGTACACCATTTTCACGATGAGGACAACCTAAATTTGATAACGCTCCTATTTTTAAACCCAAAGCTTTTTGACTAACTTTATTTTTTCTTACTTGTCCCACTAAATTAGATAAAGCTTTTGACATATCTCCAGCACTTACTGTTTTAGGTAAAGGTGCAACATTACCTCTTTCTTTTGCTCTATCATATGCTCTTTTTTTTATTGGTTGAAGTTTACCTTTTTTCATTTGAACAGTAGGGTAAATTTCTTTATCAGTTGTAGCAGTTCTCATGGTTTCATTATTTTTAGTAGGTTTCGTTTTAGCATCCACTGCTCTGTTTATAAATGGGTATTTTTTACTTTTTATTAATTTTGCTGCTTCTGTGTAAGCTTTGCCTGGTTTATCTAGTTTATACAAACCTTGTGGAGTAGGTCCTTTTTTAGGAGGTGGCCCAAAAGCTTTACCAGTTTTTGCTTTTGGCACTTTATAAGGCATCGGATATAAGTTTTTACCTCCAACACTTCTTTGTTTAGCTTTTACTCTAGCTTTAAACTCAGCCATGGATGGAATTATCTCTTGTCTAATAGGGTTTTTTTTTGAAGATATGAAAGGTTCAACTATTGATGCTACTTTTGATATTTTACTTATAGTTGAAGACTTTTTTTTAGTCTTTTTTTTCATTTTGTTTACCTCGAAGTATGTTAACTTTTTCATCAGCTACTCGAATACGCTCACTAGACGCAAATTCAGCGTCTTCTCTTTTCATTTTCTCTAAATCTATCTTTTCTTCAAATTCTTCACTCTTTCTGTCTTCAGTTTCTGCAAATTCTTGTGCTCTTCTTTGTAAATCTAAGGCTCGTAAATCAATTTCTCTTTCTTTTAGAGCTACTAATGGATCTTTTTTAGTATTTCCAGACTCTAACTCTTCATAAGCTTGTACTAATTCCGAAATTTGCTTAGCAATTAAAGAATCGGACACGTGTTCAAAGTTTTGAGGATCATTTTTAGACATTTCCACTAAATTTTGGTCGTTTTGTATTTCTAACAACACCATTGCACGTGCTTTAAAAGATATATGTTCCATAATATGTGCTTGTAACACAGCATAAACCTGAGGATTTATGTTTACCATCCTTGTTTTCATAAAAGATAAATGAGATCTAATGTGTGCTTCATGATCTTGTTGCATAAAAGCTTGTAAAGGTATGCCTTTCATCGCATTACTATTCTCTATAGCTGGATCTAAAGGAATTGGTTTTGGAGCAGGCTTCAATAAACTATCAATCTGTTTAGTTCCTAAAGCTTCATAAACTCTATAATACGCCTCCCTCATATCGTGCATCTGTGGTGCACTTGATGCTACCTGCAACTGAGTCTGTGCTAAGGTGAACCTTTGAGACAGTGAAAAAACATCAGGATCAGCTACAGGTAAAACATCTACTTCTGGACCAAAGTCCATCATTTTAACAAATCTATTGCCACCATACACCGCATAGGGATATACGGGAGGGAGGTAGGTGCCAAATACATTTGCCAAAAGCTTAAATTCTTGACGCATAGAATAATAACAACGCTTGTGAATAGCACTCATGACTCTTGAACCACGTTCAAGTAAAGCTAAGGTGCTACCGACTGCTCTGTTTTGTTTATCATTACCAGTTTGTAAATCAGCTATAGCAGCAAATCTTTGACCTGCTTGTACCACAAACCCTAATAAAGAAAATAAAGTCTGACTAGGATCTTTAAAAGGTAATAACATAAATTGATCTTTAATATTTCCACCCGGAGCATCTACATCTCTAAACTCTCCTGGTTGAAAAGGTTGTTCATCATCACGTACTCTAATACCACGGGATTTAAATCCTGCTGGTAGGTTACTTAAAGTTCCTGCATCTAGCAATTGTCTAAGTGCTGCGGTTGCCGCTCTAGATAATCCTCCTATCATATGTATCAATCCAAACCCATAAAATCCCAAACCAGGTAAAAATTTGAAATGAACAAAATAATCTTGTCTTTTATAAGTAACATCATCTTGTTTGTAATTTCTATAAATAGATAATATCTCTTGCGAACCTTCATCGATTGTCACTATATATGGTACTTTTACATTCTTTAAATCTTCATCAACTTCATACTCTTCTAAATCTAAATCTACGTGCATCTCTAAAATATTAAATTGATAGTCGCTATCTTCGGTATTGTTGACACCATCTAATTGATCGTATTTATCCTGCACTTCACTGTCGTCAGATCTAGATGGAAGTATTTCTATGTCTCTGTAAAAACCTGCTCTTTGTTTTTTTAAAATATCGTTTTCACTCATTTTTAAAATGTGTGTTACACGATCACAATCTTTTAAATCCGTTGCGTAGTAAGGAACCACTAAGTCTTCAGCGGGCACAAATTTACTTACTGCTCTTTGCATCATATCATCAAAGTAAACTTTTTTAAAAGTTGAACCAGCAAGAGGAAGATAAAACAACATTTGATCAAACTCAGGAGTATATTCTTCCATCTTGTCCATCAACATATAGTTCATATACTCTTTTACTCTTTGTGCTTGTTGTTCTCTTTGTGGTGTACGCTCTCCAATAACTTGTGTTTTAACTGGACCATTAGCAGGTAATAATTCTTTATATGCTTGTGCTTGAAATTGTGTTACTGCCTCTGCTAGTAATGGATGCGTTACCGAACTTGCTCCTGCAAAAGGTCTGCTTTCTTCAGAGTATTTAAATCCTAATAAATCTAAACCTTTTATGTAAGATTGTTCCCAATCATTTCTTGATTCTTTGTCTTTTCTATAATCTGCAAGTAAATCATTTGCCATTCTTCCAAGAACTCTTTCATCAATTTGCTCTGCTAAATTAGAAAAAAATTCAATAGCTTGTTGCTCTTGCGAAAAATCTTGAGCTGGTTCTTCTTGTACTGGTTCCTCTTCGACTTCTATTTCAGGAACTTCCAATTCCTCTTGTGTAGTTTCTTCTTGTATCATAATAATTTAGTAGGTTTGTTTTTTCCTAATTTACATTTAGCTTTTACAGTACCACCAACTTTCATGTAGCCCATTCTATTTCTAACTGCTTTTGGTAGATTTGGCAAACCTTTATTGTCAGCAGGAATTGGTTTTAGTTTTTTCATACCACCCTTTTTCATTGGTAAATTTAATAAAATGTCTTTGCCTATCTCTACAGCTTCGGGAGCTAGTAAAATCGTATCACGAACTCTTTTAATTTTTTTTAAGGTAGAATCTTTCTTTTTCTTACTTGCTGTGCCACCAGATTTTTTCTTTATGGGTGTAACTTTTTTTAATGCTTTATCTGCTTCTTCTATTGTTAGACTTTTTGGAATTTTTCCTCCATAAATCTTTTTTAATTTTTCCATATTCTTAACAAAGTCTTTACCTTTTCTAATACCACCTTTGTTATATGATTCAAACTCGTAGTCAGGTCTTTTAGTTTTTTTGTAATTTTCATAAGAAGTGTGCATCCTTGTTCTTTTAGAAGGTTGTCCGTAACCTGGTTCAATATCTTCTGTTGGATTTTTTCTTTTTCTTTTCTGTAAAACCACATTTTTAAATTGTGCAAATTTATCCCTTACTTTTCCTGAAACACTTTTTTTAAATCTTTTGGTTGGCACTGGTACATTATATTTTTTACCTTCACGCAAAAAACCTGCTCCTATTTTACTATCTAACATTCCTTGTACTCTTTTGGTAGTGTATTTTTTAGCTTTTTTTGCTATCTTTTTTGTAGGTTCTTTAACAAAAGCTAAAGTAGTCTTATATTTGCCCATTTTGTGCCTCCATGAATAAGTAATAGTTTACCATCTAAAACCAGATCTTACTAGACCCCCTTTGAAGTATCCCGTAGTTGGTAAATCTAACATATCATTAGGAATAGGTAAAGCTAGAAACTCATCATACAAATCAGGGTTAGGTCTTCCATTTTTTAGCTTGTCGATTTTTACTACTGTCAAATCTCCCATGTCTCCCTCAAAAAACTTTTTAAATGAACGATATGCTCGCACAGCTTCTTCTTCAGTCTTATAAGCAGCAAAGTGTTCTCGGTAATCTAAAGCATTTGGAAATAAAAAATCCTCTCCTGTCGCTCTTCTAAAATCCGAAGATTCTTGTGCTCCTTTAACAAATACAAGTTTAAAAGGTTTATCTGGGTCAGATCGAGCAACCTCTTTTTTCTCAAGTTTTACTCCATATTGTTTTGCAAATTTTTCCATTGCTCTTACGATAGTAGATTTTTTATTTGGTAAACCCACGGTTTCTCCATTAGGTTTTTTGTATCCTGCAGCTCCGTCTTGACCACCATATTGAATCCAGTTAGGGTTTTTATTCATACCACGTTTTCGACCATGTAAAAATTCTACTGGGTACACTCCTATATGCGTAACATCAGGTATCTCATTAGCAGCAAGTTTCGCATAAGTTTTTACTGAGTGATCTGATATACCTTGCATACTAGATAACGGTAAATAAGGAAAGCTTTTTGCTTGCCCACTTTCTTGATAGTTTTTTAATATATCATCGCTTCTTCCAGAAAATGTTTTTCGCATAACTTTTTCTTCCACCAACGCATCTAACAATAACTCTTTGTATTGTTTTGATTGTGTATCTGTAAGTAATCCTTGTTCTACTCGTAAGTCATCTAACTCATCGAGTCTTTTTCTAATTTCATTAACTTTAATATTACTTGCTTCTAATCCAGTTTCCGCAGTTTTTGTAAAAAACTCAGCATTAAAAGGATTGATTCTTTCTTGTCCTTGTCTTTTTAACTCTCGCAACGCTTGACTAAAGTCTCCTTGCAACTCGTTAATCATCAAAATACTATCACCATTTGCCATTTTTTGTGTGGTGTACCTTGAAAAATATAAAGGATTTACTTGTAATCTAGTCATTTCATTACCCGTAGATGGCATTTTTCCTGGTGTTTGTCCAGCTATTCTTTCCATACCTTTTTCTACATTTTTAGAATTCGTTCTAGATAAATGTGTTCCATGAAAATGATTGTGTTTGTTTTCAAGTGCATTAAAAAAACCTTTTGTATGTTCAGGTAAATTTAAAATAATTTCTCCGTATCTATCTTCACCTCCTATAGCGTAACTTGCATAACTTCGATATGCTGGAGCTAACCTCTGATCTGAGGCTTTCATATAAGAATCAAATAATTTGTCTTCGTTTTTTCGTACTGTTTTAAAAGCTTTTAATAGTTGGTCTGGAAATTCTTGTGTTGATTTAGGTATTTCTGCACCTTTGTTATACGCCATATCAAAAAGATTGTTCGATCTTCTTTTTAAATCTTCTATAGTTTGTTTGACTGCTCTTTCAACTGTTGCTCTATGATCGTCTCTTAATTTACCTCCCGTGGTTTTAAACATTTTTACATATGATAAATAATCCATAGGAGTATATCCTGATTCTTGTGCAAATCGATTTAATTTATTATAATTTAAGGCACGCCCGTCTATGAGTTCTTGTGGCATTTCTGCATGTTTGTGTAAGCCGTCTGTTATAGATATGTGTCTACTAATTCGTGCTAACCCGTTCAAATAACTATCTAGTCCTTTTCTTATATTTGCAGTATCCGCCTCTGTGTATCCACTAACATCTCTTCCTTGTGCATCTTTGCCTGTTACTTTTTTAAATCTTTTATCATTTCTAATAAAACTAGCGATGTTTTCAAATTCTTTGTCAACAAGTTTTTGCAAAGTCATATACGCATCTTCTACTGTTTCTATACCTTTTTCTAATGATTTTTCTTGATTATCTAAATATCGAAGATGTGTAGCACGTACGTGATACAAAGGATTGTTTTCTACCAAATTTACTAAATCTCTTTTTGATAATTTCACTCCTCTGTCTTGAGCGGCTTTTAAATAACCTCCAACAATTTTATCTTTTTTACCAGTGGCTATTTCTGTTTTTAATTGTTTTTTTAAAGTGTTTACATACTCATCCATTTGTTTTACACCAAACCTTTGACGTAGTTTATCTAAAGCATATACAATTTGTGGATCATCCATTGTAGTTAAATCTTCTATAATCTCTTGGTTTAACTGTCCTTGTGTTTTAAATAAATTGGAATCATCAATCTCTTGTTGCTTTATCGATAAATCCATTTTATCTAAACGTGCATCGGTAGTGCTGTTCACTGATTTGTTCATACGTCTCTTAATCCATTTCACCCATTCATCGGCAGTCAACGGTTCGTTTTTTGGATGAGCTATAATCTGTTGACGCAGAACCGATGATCTTGGAACAATAGACGTTGTATTTTTTTTAAAGTCTTGTATCTTTCCTAAATTTGTAAACGTGTCTGATGTGTCTGGCACATAGGTTTCATCTTTAGGAACTATTTTTTGTAAAGGTTTATTTTCTGCATCGAGTTGTAATGCAGCAGAGTCTCTCTTAATCGCTTTTATTTTTTGTAACTCTTCAAAACTTAATCGTTCTTCCACTTGTTGTTCCGTGGGCACAAGCTCCTTTTGTACTGGCACAAGCTCCTTTGAAAAAACATCAATATCATCCACAGATGTGGGAGCTGTTTCTTTTGGAGTAGTTGCTTTTTGAACGGCTGGTTTAATTTTTTCTTTGATTAACGAGCCAAGTCCCTCGGCTAATTTTTTAAAAATTGAACTAGCCATCGCACTTACAAAGTTTACCAAATAATCTTTTTTTAATTTTCTTTATAGATTTTTTAATTCTTTGTATAATTTTTTTCATATATCCTCCAATCAATTGTCATAATAATAAAAAGGTTTATCTATTAAACCACCTTTTGCGTGTTGTGTTGGTTTAGTTATTTTTTTTTCAAGAAAAGCCTCTGCTGTTTCGTTTTTTTTAACTTGTTTTTTTATCTCTTGTAACTGAACTAAAGTTCTGTTGAGATGATCAAAAAATCTGTGTTTACTTACAGGTTTACCTTCGATAGTTAATTTCATAGTATTGTCTGGTTTCGTAACAAATTCTTGTTTTAACTTAATAATTTTTTTACCTGCATCTGTTAATAAAACAGAAAGAGGTCTACCAGACTCTACAACATCTTTTGTTAAAAATCCCATGTCTATAAGTTTTTGTAATATACGTATCATATTTTCTAATAATAATTATATTGTTTCGGTGGTCGATCTTCGTTATCCACATAATCCGAGTATAACTCAACAAAGTTCCCTTGTCTGTACCTAAGTAGAGCTTGTGTCATACTATCTACAAAATCATCATTGGCTCCGTGAGGAAAGGCGGCCACTTCATCGATTACATCTTCTGCAAACTTTTCACCATGTGGAAACCATACGGCACCACTTTCAAACAAAGGGGCTACTGCATTAACTCTGGCGTGTTTATCATTTCCTCTTGTCGGTGTAAAAGGAACAACGGGTATACCCATTCTACGAAATTCTTGTGTCAATGGTTCACCACTAGCTTTTTGTTCTATGATAACAGTTTCAGGTTCCCAATATTTATACGCATCTAATGCTACCACTTTCAATTCAGGAAAATCATATTTGCCTCGCATCGCATCTAGCAAAATTACATGCGGTGTAGCCTCATCAGGAAAAAAAATACCCCACGTAGTAATCGCAGAATAATCCGCAGTTTCTTTTTTACTAAACGCTGTATCATAACTTTGTATCACATGCACTAAATTAGGAACATGTTCACCCTTCCAAGGTTGCCACCATTCTCGTTTGATAATCGCACCTTCCTCTGATGTAGGCTCTTGCATATACTGAGCCGACCAGTTACGAATTGGAATCGATGCTTTGACTCTTTCTAAATCCTCTAACTCCCAATACTCAGGCCACACTGGGTTCCCTGATTCGAGAATCGCTGGGAATGAAATTTGTCGCCATGTATCTGCTTTTGGTTCCGTTTGAGCCTTCAACAATCTGCCTGTTAAATCATCTTCTGCCCATCGTGTCATTACCAATAATATTGAGCCTCCTGGTTGTAATCTTTGTCGAGGACCTGAGGTGTACCAATCATACGCTCGTTCCATTGCCAAGTCTGACATAGAGTCTTGTTCCGTGTGCGGGTCATCGATAATCAGTAAGTCCGCACCACGACCCGTGATACTCGCACCAACGCCCGCGGCATAATATTCACCGCCCTGATTTGTTTCCCATCTACCTTTTGCCTTGGAGTCCTCACGAAGTTTTACGTCTCCAAAAATTTGTTTGTACTCTGGTGAATCAATAATATTACGAACCTTACTTCCGAACCTTACTGCAAGTTCTGTGTTATGAGACACTTGCATAATTTTCATTTTTGGAAACTTCCCTATAATCCAAGCAGGGTAATACACAGAAGCAAATTCTGATTTAGTATGTCTAGGGGGCATATTAATAATGAGCCTCCCTTTTTTTTCTTTAGCTATATTTGTAAATTCATGAGCTATGATTTGATGATGACCCCACTTACTTTTTTCTTTTTCTTTTCTACATATAAAATCTGGCCAGACTTCTTGCACAAAGTACAAAAAATTATCTTGACATAATTTAATATGTTGTAACAAGAGCCTCTCAACCTCGAGCCTCAATTTTTCAACAGGTAAGTTTTGTTTCTGCATCTATAGTTTTATATCATATATACATGTATTTGTCTTGCAAGACTTTACTAAGAGTTATAACTATGGGGCGTGACGGGCTGGACGGGCACGGCATTCCCCAGCGTAAACCAAAAAAAAACCGAGCCTCCGATGAGGCTCGGTTCCGTTGCAACGGATAGCTTGGAGGCTATTCGTTTGTTTCTTGACCTGACATTCTAGACAGTAACGGTTCGACTCTTTGCATAAACTTTTGCTTTAATACTTGGATAGCATCAGCATTGGGGTAAGCAACCATAGTCTCTTCAACAACAGCCTCTAAAGTTTTGTAAAGGTGTTGCCAATTAATAGTTCCGTTTACTAGTTCTGTGGTGCTTGACTTGTGAACCTCGAAAGCTTTCTGCAATACTTCAATCTCTGTTTCCAGAGATTGAAGTCTATTGTTTAGTTGAGTAGATAAATCATTTGGCATTATGCACTCTCCCTATTGTTATGTCTTACTTCCCAGATAGCTTTGAGTTTTTTATGGTAATCCTCAGCCTCTTGCTTATCCCAGAACACTCTAATAGATTGATCTTGATATCTACTATCTTTAGACCAATACAATCTTTCAAAGTAATCAATACAATCTTTGAACTCATCAACTGTATAAAATTCTAAAGATGGATCTCCAACTAGGTTGTGATCATCTACTATATATACTGTTTGTTTTTCTGTTTTCATTTTTGACCTCCAAGTCTTTTGATTAATAATACATTTATTATATAAGATGTATCTTATAGATGCAACCTATATCTATTATAGGAAAAACCTATAAGACATATTATGACCAATCTTATACCTGTCCTGGTGCTGCCTGGCTTCCAGGTAACTTAAACTAAAAGGAAAACCATTTTCATTTCTCAACGAGAACGAGAACGAGAAGTCAGATTAAACATAGCAACCAAACCACAAGTCCTAGAATTGTCAAAACAAAAATCCACCGCAAAATAAAAAAGACCAAGAACAGGAAACCTAATAAAACTCCAACAAAGATCATCACGATGCCCCCTGTGTGCTGCACCTGGCTCCAGGCAGCAAACTAAACCTAAAACAAAAGGGCTTTGCATAAGCAAAGCCCAACGAGAACGAGAACGAGAAAACCATCAGTGTGCCCCTCCCCAGTCGCTGTAGTAAGGTCTATTGTTTTCTGCGTGTCCTTCCATAAACCTAGCCATTACCTCAACCACTTCGTCATCATCTATATAAATAGAAGCACCGTCAAACCAATCTAGAAAATAATATTTTATTGTGTTTTCATTGTCATACACTCTGAACTCATCAGAAGGACCACCCCAAGACAACTGCCAACGAAAATATCCGATAGGTTGATTTCCGAATGTATCTGGGGGTACATAGTCAAAACCTAACCCCTCCAGCTTTCCTTCTTTTAATTGTGTTAACCTGCCTTTGTATTCTTCTTCTATTCTACTTTTGCAATTTTTATAATCTTTCATTTTTTTTCTCTCCTTATTTTATATAAGATATATCACACACCATAAAAAAAGCAAGAGTTTTTTTTCTACCGACAGGGATTATTAAACGGACCCGGGTCCTGTGCTGCCCAGCGTTCAGCAGCAACTGAAACTAAAACTAAAACCTCGTTCTCGTTTCAACGAGAACGAGAACGAGAACGAGGAATAGGTTTACTATTTATTTTTTGTCGTTGTTCTTCACCTCCGACTCTTGCCAACTGTTTCCGTTAGCAATGCACTTGCCCACACCCACCAAGGTATAAGTTTTATTAGGTTGAGGTTTATCTTGTATAAAACCTTTTTCTCTGCCGTACTTCATCAACCCTTTTATAAATTCATCTTTCATAATTTTCTCCTTATTTATTGTCCTACCCTATCACATATAAGATATATTGCAACTATTTTTTTACATATCTTTCATCATAACCAATGTCTCCCGGACCCGGGACAGCCCCGGAGCAGCGTTGAACTGAAACTTAACTGAACCAAGGTTCGTGATGCAAGGGCAACGAGAACGAGAACGAGATTCTCGCACCTTGAGAATTTCAAGCATACTGTCCTTGCTAGTCAGATGCAGAATGAAGGATTTGCCACCAGATTGTAATCTTTTTAAATGCCAAGCAAATTGATAGTTGCTAATACCATAATTCTTACCTCTATTACATTTCAATTCTATCCAAAATTCTTTACCTTCAATACAAGCATTTATGTCAGGGATTCCGTTTATAGTAGAGGATTCTATTCTAAAAAAATGCCAAGTTGGTTCAACCTTTTGAATCTGGTTAATCCAAGACCACAATTTTGATTCAGTAATCATATTCAAAAAAGTATAATGCACTTGCTTACAAAAAAAAATAAAAAAAAAATTGCAGAGTCCTGTCGGTAAGAGAGTATATATTTTCCTATTTTTTAGGAATTTTTCCTAAAACCTAAATCGCTGCAATATGCAGATTTCTCTTTATTTTCCCAATTTCCTAAAATATTTGCTTATTTTACACTTACTTTTAAAAAAAAGTTGTAAGGAAGGACATTATACATTTGACATTATATAGGATATGTCTTATATATAGTATATCATTAATTTATAAGGAGATAATAATGGATAAAGATAATATAAAAACTATTACTGTAGAAACTACACCAGAAGAAGAAAAGAAGTGGCACGAAGAATATTATGAAAGAAAAGACAGACAGAAAAAAGACTTTGAGGCATTAATTAAACCAGAGGCACTGAGAGTCTTAAAAGATTTTGGAATAACTAAAGCTTATGTGCATTATAGTGGTTGTGGAGATGATGGTTCAATAAATGAAGTAGAGTTTTATGTAGGTAAAAATGTAATTACTTTAAATGATTCTCACATAGTTGACAGAGGAGAGAGAAGATATTGGTGTTACACAGACCATAAGTATAAAACCACCACAGAGCCAATGCACTTAAAAGATTATTTTGAAGATGTAGCTTATGATTTTTTAGAGGCATTTCACGGAGGTTGGGAAATCAATGAAGGACAACACGGAGGTATGTATTTTAAAGTAGCTGAAAATGAAATCCAACACGACTATGTAGAAATTGTAGAGAATGAAAGAGAGGAGAACATATAATGGCTAACTGTTATCACCACGCAGTATCATCTGTAAAGAAATGGGGAGGTAGTCCTGAGGACTACCAACCTATTCACGATTGGTTTGATGAGAGTAAAAAGATAATGGCTGATTTTAGACATAGAGCATTAAGACATCACGCAGAAGGTTGTTTCGCTTGTGAAGAAAAGTTTGGCACTACCATTACTAATTCAGACGGAAGAAAAGTTCCTGTAAGACTAATTGCAGAAAGACATATCATTGAAGATTTAGGATTCATTCCTAGTATGATTGATTGGTTCACACATATTGTACCACAGAAGTTTATGATGAGAGGAGGATATTTAAAAGATGATAAACGAATATAAAATACAAATAGAAGATTATAGATTGTCAAGAGATGCAGTTGAACAATCAGATTTGTATAAAACTATGAATAGAGTATCAGACTCTATTCATAGTTTTAAGTTGGTAACTTTAACAACACCTTTAGATGCAGATAGGAGTGAAAATGTTAAACTATAATAATATTAATTTAAGAAAATTAAATGCAGAAGATTACATTGCCATTTCTTGTGAAATGGCAGATGATTTGATGCAAGTGAAATTTGGTAAAGAATATGAAAAGTATGTTCATTATGATGTAGACGGAAACACAAGTTATACAGAGGAAGGACAAAAAATATTCGAGGACATTTTAGCTAGTGTAGAGCAATGTATGACAGATGTAGACATAATACAAAAGGAGGAGTAAATGAGTTTAGATGAAATTACAGGAGATAAGTTAAGAAAAGCTTGTTTAGAGATAAAGTTGCAAAGAATAAAAGATTTTAGAAAAACTTTACCTATAGACACAAAACAATGGGCTTTGAATCATTGGGCAGATGTTGAGGAAGTATTAGAAAAAGAGTTAGAAAAAGAGTTAGAATGTAATCGTTGCGAAGGTAAAGGATATTATAATTTAAGTGCGAATTATGACGATAGTGATAGTAGAATAGAATGTGAAAATTGTTATGGTTCTGGTAAAAAGGAGAATGAAGATGAGTAATTTTGATTACAAAGATAAAAAGTATGCAACCGAATATTTTAGTCAATTAATAGGTCATACAATTAAAGAGTTCCACTTTCCAGAAAGTGAACACGCATTAAATCCATTTCCAATATTTGTTACTGAAGATAAACAAGGTAAAAAATGGCAAGTGGATGTGAGTTGCGACCAAGAAGGTAATGGTGGTGGTTTTTTATTTATTCAAAAAGATAAGGAGAAATAAATGCAAATTGAATTACACAGATTAAAGAACGCAGTTAAAGATATAAAACAAAGTTGGGGAGAACCAAATGACAGTCATACGAGAGCCGAGTATAATGGTATGTGTAAAGGGCTTGATATGATTGTAAATCATTTTCAAGAGATTATAGAGTCAGAGATAGATGAAGAGAATAAAAAATGAAAGTATTATCTTTATTTGACGGAATGTCCTGTGGGCGTGTAGCGTTAGACAGGATTGGTGCAGAAGTAGAGTTGTACCAATCCTCCGAGATAGACAAATACGCCATACAAATATCTAAAAAAAATTATCCTAGCACACAACAGTTGGGAGATATACGAGACATTGGTTCGAGGAGCGAGAACCTTGTTGCTCCAGATCTGGTTATGGGAGGTTCACCTTGTCAGTCATTTAGCTTTGCTGGAAGTGGACGAGCATTTGATGACGATAGAGGAAAATTGTTTTGGGAGTTTCTGCGAGTGTTGAACGAAACAAAACCAAAATATTTTCTGCTGGAAAATGTGCGTATGAAACAAGAACACCAAGATGTTATCTCACGAGAACTTGGTGTAAAACCTGTGCTTATAAATAGTGCTTTGGTATCTGCACAAAATCGTAATCGTTTGTATTGGACAAACATACCAAACATCACAGTGCCACAAGACAAAAAAATATTGTTGCGAGACATATTAGAATGTGGTTGCGTGGATAGAGATAAGTCCCACTGTTTAGATGCAAACTATTTTAAAGGTGGGAATCTTAAACAATACTATGAAAAGTCAAGAAGGCAATTGGTCTTTAATAGATGTTTGCGTGTAGGAGATGCAGACATAAAGGGACACGATAGTATTAAACGAGTGTACTCACCAGAAGGTAAAGCACCGACATTGACAACAATGCAAGGAGGACACAGAGAACCCAAAGTATGTTGTGGTGCAATTCGAGGAAGGTACAAAATTAATGGCATACGACAAGACCACAAACATTCAGTTAAAGGATTGACAGAGCAACAATTAGAACTGCGAGTTGATCAGAAAACAAATACTTTAACGACTGTGCAAAAAGATAATGTGGTAGTGAACCCAGAGAATCTAAGATGGAGAAAGTTAACCCCATTAGAATGTGAACGATTGCAGACATTACCAGATAATTATACACAAGGTGTATCAAACACACAACGATATAAAATGATTGGCAATGGTTGGACAGTTGATGTGGTGGCACATCTTATGAAGGGATTATTAGAAGATTAGGGAGTAGAGATTGAAAAAACTACTCCCTTAATAAAGAGAAAAATTTGAATAAAAATATTCATTTATAAAATTAGTCTTTTTCAGGCGTAATGTCAATAATATTCACACCTTCGCCTATTTTATTTTCAAGTTCTTGTAACCTTTTTTCTAATTGTTCTCTGTTCATACCTTCCAGCGTATTATGAGTTACTTCTTTTTTATCTACAAATAAACCAGCGAGTTGTCCAGAACGGTATTCTGAATTAATTGCTCCTGTATACTGCCCTTTAGCTTCAGCACCATCACGCAGTCTTTCAAAGGTTTTATATCTTCGCAGCTTATCCTTTTCATATTTTTCTTTTTCGATAGCTAACTGGTTTTCCAGGTAACGGCAAACATGAGGATTTAAATCTGGATTAGTTAATTTACTAGCGAGAACCATAGCGGTGGATCGATTCTTGGTTTTATATCCAGCTTTTAATAAAGCATCTGCTTTTGTTATTTGACCCCAATGCTTTACTAGAATATGAACAAACTCTTTTTGTTTGGTTGTCAAGTCATCTTGTGTACGAAGTATAGCTTTTTTCTGCGGCATTACGATATCACAGTTGTGTATAATGTAGACACGAAATCTGTTGACGAGGTTACAACGGCTCTTCTAAGTTGTCGTATCTTACCTTTATATTGTCTTTTTACTTTTGATTCTTTGATAGCTTGTATGGATTTACTAAACAAATAATATTTATTCCACATAACTTGTCGTATCGTAAATCTAATTCTTCTATGTTTAATTGCTAGTAAATAAGAATAATGCACATCTTCGTAATCCAGGTCGCCCCAATCACACACACTTTGGAAATCAGTACAATTAGAAACAATCCAATTATGTGCAGAGCCTTTTTGTATGGAATTTTTTCTATCGGAATGTTTAATCATAGTATCTTCAATAGCATTAATTAAAACACCACGCCACAACTTTTCTTCTGAAGATAAATCGTTTGAATTAACCAAACTTCTGCTTAATCTATATCCAACAGTCTTGAGAAATTCTGGTGCTAAATACATTAATGTCCATACTTCTTTATTAAATCCGTTAAAAGTTCTTTATATAATCTAATTACACGCTTGTCAAATTTCGTTTTACTTTTGTGTTTGGTTAGTTGTAAATAATCAGAACATATTTGCTCAATAAACATATGTTTTTCGTCTGAAGACAAGGTACTAAAATCCATTGTGTAGACATCTAATAATTCTGAAAAGTCATTTCTCATAATCTTCTTTTGTTTTTTGACTTGTATGTGGGTAGTTGACTATCGCAATTGCTACATACAAATCGTAAATTTTCTACTCTGTTATCATTATAAACTCCATTTATGTGGTCTAATATTAACACTAATGGTTTGTTGTTCCAGATAGGTTGTAAACCACATATTTGACAAGTATATTCTACTACATTATATGTACGCAGTCTCTCTACGATTCGATGTCTTGGGTGTGTTGAATTTACAACAAATACCTCAGAGTCACGCTTTCTGTTGGTCAGTAAGCGTTTCTCTTGAGGCGTGAGGCGTTTTCCTTGTGATATTTTTTTATAAACAAGTGACTTTTTACTACTTGACGTCACTTTTTTGCAGGATCTTATCTATTAAATCTTCTTTCTTAACATGTTCTTTCTTGGCTCTGTATGAAATACTATCGTCCACTAACTTAGCTATTTGTTGATCTGGTGTCCTAAATTTATCATTAGCTAATCCTTTTAATAACCTAAAAGTGTTTACTCGTATTGCAATACTTCTCCATTTTGTTGTGTCCATTTGTACTCCTTAAAATAAATAATAAATAAAACCTGCAACTCCCGCAGTAAATAATAAAAACATTTTAGGAAAAGCCAACATAAAAATTAAAGAAAGTAATACCCATATTTTAGTCATTAGTACCTCTGCAAATTTTTTAATTTTTCACGAAAGTCTTCACCATATTGAAAAGCTTCTTTCACCAACATATCCGCTGTCTGTAGCTGTATACCATACACATCTTTAAGTTGGTCTGTAGCTTCTCCTATAGATTTCTCTTGTTCTTGAACTTCATCTAAAATTCTTTGAATACCTTGATACCACACACTGAATTTAGGTGTTTTAGGAGCAGAAAAACTTTCTTGCACCTTAAACATATTTTTATGGGGATTATCTTTTATCAATGTCTTGTCCCTGTAATATAATCTATCCACTCTTCTACCATAGTAGTATCTCTCACATCTAAATCAGCAAATAGTTTTAATAAATAACTATTTTGTATTTGAAGAACAGCCTGCTCCTTTGAAAGAGAGCCTTTTTTTAATTTAGATGCTATAGCATCTAATACTTTATCTGCTTCGTCTTCATAATATCTTTTTGTTAAACTCATATTTATTCTCCTTATGTATACTTAAATATAAGAAATATCTGATAAATGTCAAGTGATGTTGACAAATATATCTAATTTATACTATAAATATTGTAAAGAGGTAGTATGGAACTATTAAATGAAAAAATAGCTCTTGAACATCTTTGGACAAAGTTGTATCAAAAAAATGGTGTTTATACCACAGACATGATACCGTTAACACTAAGAATTAAAGAGTTGACAAAACAACTTATAATCCAAGACCAAGAGTCTACAAAAAAAAGATTTCATAATCAAGTCTAACTAGCTTGACCGAAATCATTTCCGATGGCAACATCGACAACTGATGGAACAATCAATTCCACACAAGTCTCCATCTCTCTTTTTATTATCTTAATATCTTTTTTATCTTTAATATTGAAACATAATTCATCGTGGATTTGTAAAATAGGTAAATAACCTTTTTCAGCACAAGATATAATTGCAGTTTTTGTTTGGTCTGCTGCACTGCCTTGTATAAGACGATTTAACGCTTTGTAAGTGAAAGCACGCTTTATATTATTTATACCGTATTTAGCACTAGCATTTTCATACTTCTCTGCATTGTGAATACCAAAGTCTTTAGGCTCCCACATATCAAATCTACATTTTCTACCTTTTTTAGTTCGTATGACACCAGTGTCTGTAGCTAATTTCATACACTTGTCTGATAAATTTTTCATGAACGGCACTTTACGATTATATTTATTTATTAAAGAGGTAGCTTCTTCTAAAGGTAAGGCTAACATATTTGCCAATTTATTTTTCCCCATTCCATACATCAAACCAAGACCAATTGTCTTTGCTTGTTTTCTTTCTATACCACATATATCAGCAACAGTTTGATGAAAATCTGCATCAGCATTTGTGTAGGCGTCTACTAATTCTTGACTACCCTCATAACCAATAGCATTAGCGTAATGAACAGCCAATTTAGGTTCTTGTTGACTAAAATCAAAACTACCCCATTGACAACCTTCTTCAGGTAAAAACAATCCTCTGATCAAAGGGCCGAGTTCCTTGTTGCGTGCTGGTAGTTGCTGTAAATTAGGGTTCGACATTGATAAACGGCCAGACACGGTGCCTCCTGAATCACTTCGTAATTGCTGTATCTCAGCGTGAATACGACCCTTATGTTCATATTTCATAATGCTTGCTAAAAAAGTAGAATGAAATTTATTCACTTCTCTTGCTTGCACTATTAATTTACTTATTTCGTTAGAATCACTCAACAACCATTGTTGTGTAAAACTAGGTTCTCCACTCTTGGGTGTTTTCGGATATTCAATATGTAATTTATCAAATGCAAAACCAATCTGTCTTGCGTTCCAAATGTCAATATCCTTACCAATTAAATCTTTTATCTGTTGTAAAACTACTTTTTCTTTGTTTTGAAAATCACTTTGTAAAACAGAAGCTTTTTCTACATCTACACGGACACCTCTTTGTCGCATATTAATTAAGATAGGTAACAATTTTTTTTCTAATTCCCAAACAGTTTGTAAATCTTGTTTACTTATTTCATGTTTAAATCTTTGCCACAAAAGATACGTGAGCCGTGCATCTTGTTCCGCATAATGTCCAACATATTCAGCTGGCAGTTTCCACATCTCGCCTTTTGGATCTACACCATGTGCTTTTGCAGCTTCAAACAATTCTTGCTCTGCTTTTATTTCACCTAAATAATCTTTTGCTAATACATTTAATTTGTAGCTATATCTGTTTTCATCTATCAAAGCCCCGGCAATCATGGTATCGACAATCTCCCCATTGACCTCGATACCATATGCCTTCAACCACCCCACATCATATTGTGCGTTGTGGAATATTTTACGACAAGGTAATTTACAAATGTCTTGCATATATTGTAAGACTTGCTCTTTGATTAAATTACCACCGCCATAATGTTCCATAGGATAATAGCCTTGCCAACCTTCCGTTGCAACTGCAAAGCCCACGATTTTACCTTGTCCTGTAGCCCATCCAGCTCCTATACCATTATTAATCCCATCATCTTTTGTTTCTAAATCTATAGCAATCTCTTTAGCATCACTAAGGTCTTTGTAATCTAATGGAGCAGACCAAATATTTTTTTTCAAATTAAAGACTAACTGCATAGCTGTCATTATATATTCCTTTTTTAAATATTACTATAGCACTAGGAAACGGAGCTGGTCCTTTACCAGAAAATTTTATTCTACCTTTTATAAATCTTATTTGTCCTTTGAAACAATAGTCGTGCCAATATGTAGTATCTGTTCTAGCTGGAATTAAACAAACTACTGTTGCACCTTTTAAACTTTCTTCATACGCTTTCTTAATCCACAACTTAATTTGTTGTCCGTAAGGAGGATTCATAAATACTACATCCTTTGACCAGTCTTGTTTTAAACCATCTTCTTTTATAGTGTAAAACTTTTTACACTTTTTATTTTCAATTGTACAACAAGGATCTAATGTGAATCTAAATTCTCTGTTTAATTGGTTATAAATATAGGTAGGAGTTACCCATTCATTTGATTCACTGCTAAACATACTTTTATTTATCATGAAAGCCCCAGAAATCTAGGGTTTTGAGTTCGATATTGGATATAAAGCTCACTGAGTGCATGTAAAAAATTTTTGCTTATGATTCTACCTAAAAATATAAAATTAAACATCAGGATTATCCACTTTTGCATATGCTAAATTACCAGACACCGTTATACGTGGTTCGTCTACTCCATAAAAAGGATATACAAGATGTTGTAGACCTGCTGGAAAAAGAAATAAAGTTTGCTCCCAACTTTTATCAACAGCATAATATATTTCTGCAATTCTTTTATACCAATCTGGAACTAAAAAACTTAAATGTCCTGCTTTAGGTGAATTACTTTTTACACCTGGTGACATGTTTTGCATTTGCTCTGCATCAAATGGAACTTGTACAAAAATTATAAATGAAAATAATCCTGAGTGACTATGTATAGGATTAAATTCATGTTTATACATTTCATTACACCACAAATTTACTAAATTTAACCTTAATCTGTAAGTGTCCCCTTCATAATTTCTTAAATATTTTTTAAATTCACTATCTAAATAATCTTTGTACCAACCAGTAGACTCTATACATTCTATTAAAAATTGTTCAAGATTAGGAAAGTTTGCATCCATAAGATATTCATTTACAATGTTTCCTGCCAGATGATGATTATGCCTAGTTTTATCTTGTAATGCTTTAGCAACTCTTTGTTTTGTTTCTGCAAACAAATTATCAGTCAATGTAAATTTAGTCAGTTGCATAATCTCTCTCCAAAATCATTTCACAATAGTGTATGGCTTTTTTTATATCCTCAGCTTTACCTTTATCTTTGTGTCTACAAATATACTTGATTACGTTACCCTCTGCAAATAAAAGTTTGTTTTTATTAACAAAATCAGCAGGTTGTATATTAAATTTTTTGTAGTGCGAGCTGCCTTTTTGCCACAATTTCTTTTTCTCTTTCATATTCCTCCATATGTTTTAAACTAAAACCATCACGTAATAAATTAAATAACTTATCTTCAACATCTCTCTTACTAGGTCGAGTATTGAATTCTAAAACTAAACGTATTTTATATTTTGTCATAGGTTTTGTAATGCGTAAAAACTATAAACTACAGTATAAATTAATAGTAATTCTATCATTGTTTCTTCTCCCTTAAATAAATTAAATATTCTTCTCCTATTGGATAATTGTATTTATAATCACTTGATAAAACATGTAAAGTATCCTTTGCTCTTGTTATACCAGTGTAGATTACTCTTCTCTCATCCGACTTTTCATTAACATTTTTATTATAAAAATTTGATGGCCAATTTGCTTTAGTATATAATAAAACATTATCAGCCTCTCCTCCTTTGACAGAGTGTATGGTGTCAATTATTATTTGAGGTTCCTCATCTAATTTTTGTTGACCATATCTCTTCAATAATCTTACAAAGTATTCCGTTTGCACTGGTGTAAAGTTACGAGTCAGCACTTCCCACCAAGGTTTTTTTACATCTTTATCAGTCATATCTAAACCACACCACTCTCTTAGTTCTGTAAAATCATAGGATTTGGTGTCTACACATCCTAACCAAAACCTAGTGGTTCGATATTCTAAATCTTTTAAAGCACGTACATATTTATACATATTTTCCGCTTCCATTTTATTTACACCCTTGCCGTTGCTGATTTTTGTCCAAGATTTTATAGCGTTCCATTGTTTTATATCAAAAGATTTATTACCTTTGTTGTCAGCGTAATACAGTCCAGCGTTTTTTGCAGCTATTCTAAGTTCATTTACCGTAGTGTTTATACGTCCTAATATGTACCAAGTGCCAGGTAAATCTCCTATAGGAACTTCATTAAAACTTAAATATCTTTTAACAAATCCTTTTTTTGTTTTTGGATAATAATCTTTTTCTACACTATCTAATATACCTCTGCGAACTATTTGTGAAAAATGATGTATCGCTTCACCAAACCTTCGTGTCTGTCTAAGTATGACTTTCCTTCCGGGAAAATACTTAGTAAAATATTTTGGATCTGAGCCATTCCACTTATATATACTTTGGTCATCATCGCCTGCCACGTAAATTCTTTTTACACTATCCGCCATTTTATAAATTACTGACCATTGCAAAGGAGTAAAATCTTGTGCTTCATCTAAAATTAAAACTTCTAAATCTGGAAACTCTACATTGTCAATGGTGCGTTCTATCATATCTGTAAAATCTATAAAACTATCTTTTTTATAATGTTCGTATGTATTTATTTTTCTAATGAATACATCAAGACTATCCTTTTTGTAACTTTCTTTTTTGTAAATTAAAACTGGATCTTCCATCATATTTCTAGCTTTGTCGTATATACCTAAACTCCAATCTTTGTATTGAAAGTTATCATCCGTGAGGCGTGAGTCGCTAGTCTTTATTATTTTTGTTTGCAATGCAAAATCTAACATACAAGCTCTAGGGTCAAACACTTCTTCTTCATGATATTTTTTACAATAACTATGTAATGTTTTAAATCTTGCAAAGTCATCCTCAGTATATTTTGGAAAAGCAGCCAATGCTCTATCTTGAGCCGTGTTTACTGCTTTATTAGTGAAAGATATAAAAGCAATGTCCATAGGATGCACACCCTTATTTAAATATCTTTTTAATACTCTTTCAATTAAAGTATGAGTTTTTCCTGTACCAGGAGGCCCAAATATTTTAATTGTTTTTTTGTATATCTGACTTTGTTTTCGTAGTCCTAAATCTCTTGTGGTACTCATCATCCATCTCTGTTACTGGTTCACTATCTTTCTTATTTATTGTTTCGTGTCTTACAAACTCTGGCATCTCTACATACCAAACATTTTTCTCACCCTCGTGATAATCTTTTCTAGCACATCCTAACATTCGCAGTGCATCTGCTGTGGTATTAAAAGCTTTAGCATTTTTCTTTTTTAAAAATCGATCCAAGGTATATTTTTTAAAATAACACACATTGCTTTTACTATCCAACACAATATAAGAATCTTTTAATTTTTCAAACTTATCTTGTTCTATATGTGACTCAAAAAAATCTTTTAAAATTAAATATCGTTCTTCTTCTAATGTGTCCACATACGCATGCTCCACACTTTCTACAGACTTTTCTACAATACCTTTCATAAGTAATTCAAAAGGACTAGGACCTTTTCTTGGTTTTGGTAACGTCAACCAATAAATTCTATAACGAAGTAACTTTACTCTCCAACTTTTTTCATCTTTCATATCTTCTGGAGTAACACTTACATGTTGTCCCTTAAAATCAAATTCATAAAATGTATTCTTTGTGTCTTGTATATAAGAAATATTTGTGAAATCATCAATAATCTCTGGAACAAAATCTCCAATTCCAAGTTTTCTAGTTTTACAAAGTTCTTTATTACATATGGGTTGATACTCTAAGTGTTTAGGAGGACACTGAAAACTATAACCCTCTTTATGTATACTCTTCGTCATAGTTCTAACTTCTTGCTCTGGTAATGGCTTTACAAATATAGAATGATTTCTTTGCAACAACAAAGTTTCTAAATCTGGTAATGCAATGGATGGATTTTTCTTGATTTCTAATACCACCACATTATATAAGAATTGGTGTCTGTTTGTACCAGACCACCCTTCTTGTATTAATTTTTGCACACAAGGCGGATAATGTTTCCAATCTTGTTCTATTTCGTTTTCTTGAACAGATATTTTACAAAATTCTTCTGGTTCAACTGTTTTCTTTTCTACTTCTTCTAAAAATCTTTCTAATAATAAAGGTGTATTGTCATCATCATAACCCATTTCTCTTGTTCTAGTGTGGTTACTATAAGGCATGTTAATCGTTTTGTTACAAGGATAAACCTCATTAGCTAAAAAATATTGCTCATTGATTTCACATAACTTTTGTTTTACTTTTTCTATTTCATAAGGTTTAGTAAAAAATACAAATATATGTAAACCACCGCTCTTTGACAAAACTGGTACTAATGGCAGTTTATATTTTGCTATTATATCAACATACTTTTTTTGATTATAATCTTTGTAGTTTGCTGGGTCTACGTCTATACAAGACCATTGACATTTGCCTTCATGTTCAGGTCGAATACCTATACCTATTTTTCCCTCTAAATGTTGCTTCCAAATCTCAGGCGTCACTTTGCCTTTTACAGTTTTGTAATTAGCTTGTCTTTTGCCAGATTCAGTCCTCTCTTCTGTAAGAGAGAACTGAACATGTGACTCTTGAAATCCAGCAAACAATTTGCATAGTTTGCTGTGCATGATTACTCTTTAAACTGATTTATATCATCCTTAGCAGTTTGAGTAGGAATCTGTGCAACTTTAGTTCCCTCATCAACGTACTCTATCTTACCAAAGATATTTGAAGTTTTTGTTATCTTGTGAAAATCTTCAGTAGTTTCTCTAGCTAACGCATCAGTCGGTTTGTCTAAAAATCTATCAAACTCTATATTCCAACCCCACCAACTATTTTCTCCATTTGATTCTTTGGTTGTATTTAATTTATAAACAGTCATCCAAGAGGCTGGTCTGTAAAAACCTTGCTTGTCTTGCATCCTTTTTGACATCATCATAGAGTTCCACAACTTTGATTTTTTCCTTTGTGTAGATTTCATAGTGATTAAAGCAGTCTCTATAGGTTCATACTTTTCATTAAGTATGTATACAAAATGATTACCAGTATCCTCAACATAATGACCATTATCTAGTCTGTCTTTTTTTTGAGGATCACGAGTACACTTATCTAATATACTTCTGTCTGTATGCACTGCAATAGGTCTTCCCGGAGAGTCTCCTCTGTCAGCCCACTCGTTAAAAGTGTTTACATAACCACAAGGCACAACAAGCACACCATTCTTTGATTTATACAGACTTCCAGTAATTTCGTTATAGATATCACCTTGTCTAGCTTTTTCATTAAAACGTGCCTCTGATTCGTCAAGCACTGGTGAAGAAGCGTGTAATATTTTAAGAATAGGTAACTTTTGATCGCTCGCAGTTATATTCTCTGTGCCTTGTCCAGAAAATTCTCTGAATGAAGACACTTCATTGTTTGTATCGTTTTTCATGTTAATCCTTTCTTTTTATAGTTGTTCGTGTTGATACATATAATCCCAATAGATCCATAGGAACATTTTCACCATTTTGCACTTTTTCTTTTAATGCGGCTTTATATGTCTGTGGCTCTACCTTTTCTTCTCTATTCACTTGGAAGCCCTTATCTTTTAAATCTTCAACAATACTACTCACCATATTGTCTTGTTCTCTTCCAAATTTCATAGACACTATGTTCTTGATGATACCACCAAGACCATTATCTCGCATCCAAGAAAATGCTTCTTCTCTCTTGGCTACGGGAATTTTTGCTGAGTAAAAAGGTTTTGTTTCTACGGTAACACCGTTAGAAAGTTTTAACATTTCTACTCCAGCTTGTTGCATAAGTTCTGGAATTACTTTTTCAGAATAGTTTCTCTCATCTGCTTCAACTTTTTTTAGTTCTTCTTTTTTAGTTTCTATATCATTCTGAAGTTCCAATAACTTTTGACAAGCATCTGTCATTGACTGAGTCAATTCCATGTCGACATTTACTGTCGCTGTGTCTCTAAAGCTCATTGTTATCTCCTTAAAAATATACATAATATATTTTATTCTTGCGTTGTCAACAATTTTTTGTAATATATCTTATATGGGTGTGGAAGTATATAAAACAAAACCAATGAGTCATCAACAAGAAGCCTTAGAAAACTCGGCTAATCGGCAGTATTTTGCTTATTTTATGGAGATGGGAACTGGTAAAACAAAAGTAAGCATAGACAACATGACATATTTGTACCACAAAGGATACATTAATTTTGTGTTAGTGATTGCTCCTAATTCTGTATATATAAACTGGGTTGATGAAATACATGACCATAGTAAAGCAGAAGTAAATATATATAGACACAAGATAGATAAAAAGTTTTTTTATAAAGAAAACAAATTAAATTATTATCTGATGAATGTTGAAGCTTTTTCACACTCTGCACAAGTAAAAAAAATATTACCCATACTTAAACAATTACAAAACAAAAGCTGTGTGATAGTAGACGAGTCAACCACTATAAAAAATAGGTCAGCAAAAAGAACTAAAAATGTAATACAAACATGTAAAGATGTATTATATAAAAGAATATTAAGTGGTTTTCCTGTAACAAAAAATCCGCTTGATTTATTTAGTCAATGTGATTTTTTACGACCAGGATTATTAGGAACAGAAAATTATTACGTATTTCGTTCTACTTACTGCCATTTAGTTCCTATGAAAACACCAACGGGTAGAGTGATACAAAGACCAACAAAAACTTATTTTAATTTAGAAAAACTAAAACCCATGTTAGATAAATTTAGTTACAGAGCTTTGAAAAAAGATTGTTTAGATTTACCAGATAAAATTTATCATACAAGAATTATAGCAATGACAAAAGAACAAGAAGAAATTTATAGTCATTTAAAACATTATGCAAGAGCTGTATTAAAAGATAAAGAGGCCACGTATGCTAACAAATTGACAGAGATTGTTAAGTTACATCAAGTGGCTAATGGTTTTTTAGTAACAGACGATGGGACAATTCAAGACATACCTTGTAACAAACTAACAGAATTAGATCATGTGTTAGAAGAAACAGAAGGTAAAGTAATAATTTTTGCAAATTACATACATAACATCAAACAAATACAAAATTACCTTATAAATAAATACGGAGAAAAATCAGTGGTTGTTTACTTTGGAGATGTATCTGTGCAACAAAGAGATAAAAATGTTAAGGCATTTCAGAATGATTCTAATGTGCAGTTTTTTGTAGGTAATCCAGCGACAGCAGGTAGAGGTTTGACTCTTACAGCAGCGACAACAGTAATATATTTTAGTAACAATTTTAATTTAGAAGAACGAGTACAATCAGAAGATAGAGCACATAGAAAAGGACAAAAACATCCAGTAAATTATGTAAATTTAATTTGTGAGAACACCATAGATAAATTTGTTTTACATATTTTAAACCATAAGTTAAAAGTTTCAGCACAAACATTAGGAGAAGATATTCTAAATGTATAAAAAAAAGGGATTCAATTGCATATCGCTAATCTTGTCCCTTTTTTATTAAAAGTTGCGAATTCATTGTATAGTATTTATCTACTCTTGCCAACCATTTTTCTTTGTATTCTTCAAGCATTGGTTTACTCATTATAAACTTTTGAAACACAAGATTCGGTGTGCACATTAATATTAAACCTCTCTCTATCTTACCAAAATGTAAATCGTGAGCTAAAGCGTATGCAGCTATTTGATAGTAATAATCTGTAATCCATTCTTCTCTTTTTGGTTTGTTTGATTGTTTAAAATCTCCAAGGGTAAGCACTCCATTAGATTCGCATACTAAATCACAAGTACCAGCCCATTTTTGTTTATATTCTAAATTAACCTCTGTGCCGTAAATAATTTTTATGTCACTCATATTCTCTAATACTGTATGAGCCATAGTTCTAGGTAACTCTCCTTCTTTAGATAAATTTAAATACCCTTGACCATTCAAATACTTCTCTAACACATAGTGCATTTCCGTGCCCCTAGTTGCAGCTTGAGTCGTGATTCGTGAAGCTTCTTCCTTTCCTACACGTTCTCTCCATTGTCGTAAAGAATCTTGTTTTTCTTTACTTTGCGTGGCAGATAATATGGTAGTAACACTTGGTACTTTTTTATCCGATACATTATAAGTTCTAACTTCTTCATCATTACGTGCATATTCTTTGTATCGAAATTTACGATCAAAAGTTAAATCAGTAAGTATAATTTTTTGGTTACTTGTCTGTATCTTCATCAGAATAGAGATTGTTAAATGTGTAAGAAGGATCCATATATGATTCATCCTCTTCAGCACTAAATTCATATTGACTTGGTATGAAGTCAGGAGCACCTTTTCCTGTAACCCACAATGCTGGATTTGTAACTCTTACTCTATTGTTTGGTTGAGCCACAATCTGTCCTTTAAATTCACCACTTGTAATACCTAGAATGTGACTTTGTTTGTGTTGAGCTACATCATCTCCTAAAGAAGTGTCCTCATCACCGTTGGTATAATCAATCGTAAAATAATACTTTGCATTATAAAACTGACCATCTATTTTGGTAATCCAAGGACTACTGCTAGTTCTATCATAACGCACAATACTAAAATATCTGCTACTACAATCCCAAGGTTGAACGAAGTGATTTGGTAGCCTTGGAGGGTATGAATCGAGCACTTCGTCCATCACAAGAGATTGAATTGGCATACGAGCCCACATAGCTCCACCGTGCGGAGATTCTACACGGTTATCTTCGTCTTCACATCCCGTGAAAACAACTTGAAAAGATAAAGAGCGATCTGGTATAGCTGTTACCGCTATTGCGAGCCCGTGCAAAAATTCACCGTGGTAATCTCTATGGTTATGGGTAAATTCTTTTCGCACCCATACTTTAAAGTATGGTATGTTTGCGGTTAAATATGCCATATCTCATAATATTACTTATGAGATATATTGCAAGTTATTTTTTCCTCATTCCTCTAACACTTTTAATAACTTTGGTTTTACTAGGTTTTATTGTGCCAAGATTTTTCATTGCAGGCACTACAAGTTTTTTAATACCTTTTCTAATTAAAGCTTTTCTGCTAACTGGTATTGGCAAAGGACCTAAAAATTTATTAAAATTTTTCATAACATCCCCTAAGTTAACTTTCTTAGTTTTGGCTCCAGATTTACCTTGTTTAATTTTGGCTCCAATTCCTTTACCAGCAGCTCCAATTCTTATACCACCTTCTTGAGCTCTCATCATTTTAGCTCCGCCTTTTGCGTAACCTTTAGCCATTTTACCACCCATGGCTTTCATCATTTTAGCTCCGCCTTTTGCGTAACCTTTTGATTTCATCATTTTACCACCCATGGCTTTCATCATTTTAGATCCACCTTTGGCATATCCTTTACTTTTTCTCATATTAAGCTCCTAATTTTTTATATAATCTTTTTATTTTAATTTGTAATAATTCTTTTTTAAAATACCATAAAGCCATTTGACTCATACACATCACCCCCTTAAAGTAATGCGTTTCTTCGGTTATACCTACTTCCGACTCTTAAGAGTTAAACGAGTTTATTTATAAGTATACTATTCTTCTTCGTCTATTTCAATCCAATTGCCTCTATTTTTTTTATAATCAAGATATAGCTCTGTGTCTGCAAAAGCTCTACCCTCATTCATACAAATTAAAAAATATTTTTTTTGGTCGTATAATTTACAAGTTCCATCGTCTATCACATTGTGAGCAAAAGAAGGCATTACACCCCAGTTAACAATAAATTTCATTGTAACACCTATAGCCACACCTATAAAAGCTATGGTAACTAAAGTAATAAGTCCATATCTAACATATTCCATAATCTCTTGTTGCTTTTTTAATTTTTTGGCTTTAGCCTCTTTAATAGCTTGTTTTTTAGCATCAATTCTTTTTTTTCTTTCAGCAAGAATGAACCTCCATGTCCCATATCCGAAGCGGTGGTCGATCAACTGGGATAGGTCATAGAGAGCCTCCTTGGCTAAACGGGCCTCTACTACCTCCCTAGCCACGTTATCAATTGCAAACAAATCCACATTTGCTTTATCTCTAGCTTTTATAGCTTGTTGCTCTCCAGCCATAGCTTTATCTATGTGACCAATCAAATCACCAATATCTTGAGCTGTACTAATATTACTTTTAATGAAGTCTACACTTTGTTTGACTAGTTTTAATCCCGTGACAACCGCTGCACCTGCTGTTATCGGGTCAACCATTTTGACGCTCAATAAACCTATCTAGTTTTTCTTCTAGTCTACGAAGCTGTTCTAGAATTTGAGTAGTCTGTGACTGTGCATCGTCACGAGGCAGGTACTCTTCCCTGGTTTTATTGAGCAATATCTGTAATCTTTTGACTTCTGTAAACATTTTACTAAATGCCCAGCCAAAAGCAGATACAATTACTGTAAGTAATATATTCCAAAGAGTCATATCATCCACTTGATTGTCTCCTCTTTTCTCTTCTTTGAGCAATCATTTGACCCATTGGATCGTCTGGAAATAAATTTCCAAACTCTAAACCTGACAACATAGTATCCATAGTCGGAGTTTGATTTATTGCAAAAGCTGGTTGCTGTGGTTGCATTGGTTGTTCAGGTTGTTCTTCAACCTCTTGTGGTTTTACAAAGTTTAAAATATCCATAGTTGGAATCTCACCATCTGTATCATCTCTGGCTATCTCTGTAGTACCTTCGTTTAATCCTGTAATAAATTGATCGTAAAATTCTTTTTCTCTACCTTTTGCGTTTTTATAGATAACAAATTCAGGAAATAGTTTTTGTTGTGTGTTTTCAGGCAACATATCAACATTTACTGTAGTATCAGGATAGTAAGTTTTCATTCTTTGAATAGTGTCTGTAATTTCTTCATCAGATATTTTATCAACATCTATTTGAGCTTTATCTTGATTTTCTTCATCTACTGCATTTAATATTTGAGCTATCAATTTTCTTTTTGCTCGTATCTTATCTGGTAATAATTTAAACTTACCTGCTTTAGCTAATCTTTCTTCTGTTGTGTAGGCATCTAACAATTTAGCAGCATATTCAGGTTTCATAAGTAACAAACCTAATGTTCTAAAAATTAAAGGCGGTAAAATCATAGGTCCTAAACCAGCAAAAAATCCCAATCCTGCTATTGTTGCTATTTCAGCAGGTTTACCATAAGCTAAACTACTTATTCTTCCTGCTCCACCTAAAGCTACAGAACGCTGTAAAAGTTTAGCTGGATCTCCAATTTTAATAGCATCACCTTCTTTTGAAATAAACATAAGGTCTAATAAAGTATCTAATTCTTTTTTACCTTTTTCTATAGCACTTTTACTAGTGCCCTCAGACATTACGTTTACTAACCTAGTATAACCTTCATCACCTTTATCTAAACCTAAATTTTTTAAGAATTTGTCATAACTAAAATCACCTAACTCCTCTGGAGACACGTTAGTGTTTCTTAAATCTATTTCTCCTAATCCCTGTGCTGTTTTAGTTGTAAAAAAATTATAACCTATTGGTTCACCATTTTTAGCAGCTCGTAACATTTCATCTGTATAATTTTCAGGAACATATTTTTTTTCTATGGCTTCCTCAACAAAGTCAATTACATTTTTATAATCTAAATTTGGAGGATTTTCAAATGCACGTAAATAAGCATCCATAAGATGTCTTGCTTTTGCTCTTCTGTACACCTCTTTACCAGGATTTAAAGCTCCTTTTTCAACTACTCTGTCAACACCTAATAATTTTTTTAATTCATTAACAGAGCCTGAGCTACCTTTTACAAAGGTATTTCTAAATAAATTTTTAAACAATGTGTCAGGAGTTGCAGAAGCTCCACCTACCACGTTTGCTAATTGTTTTTGACTAAAAACAAAAGTATCATATTTTTTTAATTGATTTCTAATGCTTAATCTATCATAAGGAGACAATAATCTAGTTGTCATATAATTAGATGTTTTAAGTTTTTCTGACATCCCTTTGATACCATTTCTTAATTCTTCTAAATAAGCGTTTTGCATAACTTCTACAGTTTGTTCATTAGTAGTGTCGGCTTTAAAAGTTTTACCTCCTACTTTTACTGTTTCACCATCTGCTATTCTTTTTAAATTAGTTTGTACAGTTTCAGATTCTTTAAACATATTTAAAACACTATTGTCAGAACCTTTGCCATATATATTATTTAAATCTAACTCCATGGCAAAACGAAGTTGTTCTGCTGCTGGTATAAATTTATCATTAGGTGAAGCAGCCTTTAAAGCAGCGTTTACAGATTTTCTTAAATTTATATATTGACCCATAGTATATCTTTTAGTCTCTCTACTCATGTCATTTAGTAACTTGACAAGAGAATAAAAAGGACTGTATTGATTCATTAAATTTGCTACATTAGGATCTGATTTAGCCATCTCTCTCATAAACTCTGGATAATCTTGTTCAAAACGACCTCTTACAGCTTGCACCATTTTTTGAGTTTGAGGCATACCAATGATGTCTAAGTTACCTTCGTTGTCAATTCCTCTATAGTACCCTTCAAGACCTTCCCATAAATCATCAATTTGATTTTCACTTTCTTTGTATAAATCTTTCATGATAGGTAAAGCTTGATAACCAAAAGTTTCTGTGTGTTGAATAGGTCCTAAATATCCAAAAGCACTTTGATCCATAAATGGAGTCATATATGCTCTTGTAACAGCAGTATTAAATTTTTGTTTTTGTGCTTTTAAATTAACTGATTGTAAAGGTAGAGCACCAACAAACTCTCCAAAACCTTTTATTAAAGGTCCCATCGTTGCATTAGGATCTGCTGCTATAGATAAACCTATAGGTGCACCTAATTGTCTAGATTTTAAAACTGCTTCTGTTGAAGCAGCAGAACGAGTGCCAGTTAAAAATTTACCAGTAAAACTTAAACCGTTACCTATAATACCAAAAAGTCCTAGAGCACCAGCATCAAACAATAAGCTATTTTTAATTGCTTCATAAGAACTATACATTATTTTTTCAGGTGTGCTTAATTTTAACAAATCATTATTTGTAACTTTTGCAACGTCTAATTCATTGTTAGTTGCAAAGTCCATAGCACTATTTCCTATTTCATAAGCACCTGCTGCAAAGCCAGAAGCTAAAGCAGTTTTAGCAATAGTATCAGCTTCTACTTTTGACCTTATAATTGTTGGATCACCCATATTGTATAATTTTTGGGAAGTTTTAAAATATTGCTTTGTATTAGGTATGATTTCTTTTAAATTCTTAAAAACAAGTTTTACTGCATCTGCTCTAGATTTAGGTATTTTTTTTAAATCTATGTCATCAAACATACTACCTAAAGCTTTAAAATATCTAGACATACCAGCTTTTGATTTAGAACGATAAGCTTCCGTTAAATCTGCTTTAGTTAAATCTTTACCTCTCAACCAATAATTACCAAGAGCGACTGTTGCAGCAGCAATACCTTCAAAAGTTCCCTTTGACACACCTGTAGCTGTTTCTAATGGTTTAGCTGCCTCAACATATTCACCAGCTTTCACCATAGTAGCTGTGTCACGTTCTCTGGTTACATCCGCTAAACTATTATATCCCGGAACTAAACCTTGTTTTAACAAACCATCGAGTGCTTTTTTGTCTTCATTATTTAATCGATTAGGATCAAAACGTCCCTCTTGAATGGCTTTTCCTATACTTTGTAGTTGTTCTTCCATTACTCAGTTATTCCTTTTTGTATAGATTGTAATTGATCTAAAGTGATATCTGAAAGTCCTTCTTCTTTAAAAATATTATTTTGTTGTCTATAATTTGTCATAAGTAAACTATAAGGTTTGTCACCTAAAAGCATCCTCAAATCAGAGTCTGAAGCTCCAGCAAATTTCATAACTCTTGTTTCATAGTTTAGCCTTTTTAAAGCTAAAACATTAAGTTGCTGTAGTTTTTGTATTACAGAACTCACACTTTGCACTCCACCTATAAATCTTGTTAAAGTTCCAAATTCTTGTAAGTTTTTTTCTGTCAATCTATCTTCACCTTTAAAAGAATTAGCTAAAGCATATTTTAGCTGAACCTCTGCTATTCTTATTGCAGTGAATAATCGCTGTTGGTCATCTGCACTTAATGAATTTACTTTATCTTCACCTATTTGTTTTTTTACTTTGTCTATGAATTGTCTAGAAAGAGGTTTTGAAGCGTCATTTATTTCATCATTGTACATTTCTAAAAGTTTTCTTTTAGCTTCCAGTCCTGATAAAACTTTCCCATCTTCAGTTTCAAACTCATCTATCCCTAACAAACCACTTAACATGACATTATCACTTGGAAGAACTCCTTTATCTAATAAAGCAATTTGTTTTTCTATATCAGCGTTAGTTACATCTTGAAAAATTGTTGTAAAAGTAGATAAAAGTTCGTTAAATTTACCTTTAAAACCTATAACAGTAGTTCCTCTATCTAAAGCTTCTCTTGTAATTTTCATTACATTGTCAATATTTTCATTTGCCTCTAAAAGAGTTTTTGTTCTACTAATATTTTTTTTAAAGGTGTCAACACTAAACTCTTTAATATCTTGTCCTTCAATTTGACTCACATCCACATCTAATAAAGACAAGGGAACTTTTGCTAACCTTTGTTGTTTTATTTCCTCCGATAGATTAGAGTTTTTAATTTTTTCAGCTCTAGCTATTATTTCTGTGTCCATATCTTGTTTAGTACCATACCTTGATTCTCCATTTCTATCTTCAAACTGAAACATTAATTGTCCTCCTGGTCCTTTGCTATCTGCTATTCTTAAATAACTTATACCATATAAAGCACTGGAGTTAGGAAATCTAGCTCTTCTTCTATTTTCTACGCTGTATTTTAATTCGGCTGCTTTTTGTTCTAATTCATTTTTTTTCTGTAAAGACTGATAATATCTGCCTTTAAATTCTAATAATTTTTCTAGACTTGTATTTTTTGCATTTACATACGCATCTAAAAATCCTGATTCAGCATTTAATATACTTATTTCTTCAGTGTTTAAATGGTTTTTCATAGTATTTTCGTAATCAAGATATTTTAATGCCATGGCTTCACGTTTATCTTTTTCTAACTGATATAGTTGTTGTAACTCATCTACAGCGATAACTCCTGCTCTGCCTAATACGTCTAAAAAACCAGCCATACCTTCTTGGTCAGTTCTTCCTGTCATTAAATTTAAACCAAATTTTAATAAAATATAATCCTTTGAAGCATCAGGTACATCTCTTCCTGCCATTTGATTAAATTTTTCGTAAAAGTCATCAAAGTTTAATAAATCATCTCCTTGTGCTCGTAGCATATCTTTTCTTTTTTCAAGTAGTTTATATTTTTCTTCCAAAATTCTGTTTTGTATTTTTGAATTTTGTAACATAAAAGATACGGTTGAGGATTCTTCTTCAGGTAAAGTATCTAAAATTGTTTTTTGTAAAGCATTTGACATATCTACAATGTCTTTAGGCACCATAGATATACCATCTGTGTTAGCAGGTTCTTGATTCAACGCTCCATTCCCTACAAGTAATGCCGCACCATCTGTGTTTAAATTACTTTCATCTATGAACTCAGAACTTACATTTTGCCCTTTTTCAAACTCGAAAGGATCTTCTTCTTTGGTATAAATATCTTGATTTGCTAAATCTTTTATCACTTGGTCAATTTTACTTGTATCACCTTGTTGGTTTACACTAGCTTGTTCTATTTCTTGATTATTTGTTTCTGGACCTCCTGTTTCCACTGCATCCACTGTTTTTTGTTCTTGAGGAACTTCTACGTTTACATTTGAAATAGGTTTCAATATATCCTCATTTGGAAAAATAGGAGTTTCTTGGTTTGTTTTTGCTTCCGCTTGATTATCACTAAAAAGATTTAAACCTATACCTGTGCCAAATATACCTACACCAGTTCGTATAGGATACTTTTTTGCTGTCTGTGACAAAGGTAATTTATCAATACCTTTCATAATTAAGTTAGCACCAGTTTTAAATTTTTTAGGAGTTACAACGTCTAAAGCCTTCATTATCTTAGGGTTGTTTTTTTTTGCAAACTCTACAGCTTGTGGAGCAAAAATAGTAGAACCGTATCCCAACAAACCCTCTCCTGTCGCTTTAACAGCATCGCCCTCTTGTGCAGCTTTTATAGCACCTATGGTTCCTCTTCCTGCTTCAAACAAATCCAAACCCACTAAAGGTAAACTAAATTTTCTTGCAGCATAGTCCGCTGTTTTTAATGCTGGTGCTGCTAAATATCTTCCTAATGTAAATAATGACATACTTTCACCTTACATGTATTTCTGACCAAATAGATCAAAACCTTTTGCAGCGGTAACTCCAGCTCCAACCGCTTGTGCAAATGGATTTACTCTAGGAGCTGCTGCTTGTGTTACCTGACTAGCTGTGGTAGGTAAAGCTGTCATAATTCCTTTAGCAAATTCCATTCTTTGAAAAGGTTCGTAGGCACGTTCTATTGCAGTTGCACGTTCAGCAGCCAAAGCCTCTTGAGCAACACCTCGTTGTACTTGTCCCGCTTGACCTAATTGACCTATATCTTGTTGAGCCATACCTTGTTGTGTTTGACCTGCATCCAATAACGATTGTCCGACATTAAGATCTGCCTCTGTTTGAAAAGCTCTTTCTCCACTTGCCATTTGTTGAGCTGCTGAAAATCCAGAAGCTCTTGCTTCTCCAATGAGACCTAATCTTCTTCTTTCCATTTCAGCACGTTGTACGCCTTCTCTACCACCACCAAACGCTCCTGATTGTATTGCCTCAGAAGCTAATTGATTCTGTGCCATTTGAGCTTGTCTGTTAATTTCTCCTATAACATAAGACTCATAAGGGTTCATAAAAGCATCAATGTTTAAAGGGCTTCCTGCTGTCTCTGAAGCTTGTAAAAAAGAACCTATACCTGCCGTGGCAGTGGGTTGACCCACACCAGTGATTTCTGCTTGAGTTAAAGCTTTTTGTTGTAAGGGAGATAAGTCAGCTACTTGATATTCTGGTATTTCTATAGGTTGTTTTGCAAGTTCAATCGCTTCATCATAAAGAGCTAATTTTCTTGACTCTACACCCGGAGCCTCTCTAGATATGGTAGTTTGTGTGCCAGAACTTGATGCTGGTGCTGGTGCTGGCGATGATTTTCCTCCTCCAAATAAAAACATTATTTAATTTCCTTTCTTATCAAAACAGCTTGCTTTTTAAAACCAGGTAAAACTCTATGCCATCCTTCTCGACCTAAAATATCTACTGCATTAAAATGTCTTTCTTTAGCAAATTCCTCTATGTTCTTTACTATGACTTTAACATCTTCCATATCACCTCCACCTAAGGCTATTCGTAAAGTGTTTTTTAATTTTATACACACACAAGCACTTTTGTTTTTGGTAAATAAGAAACATTGTTGACCTTTAATACCTTTTTCTAAATCTTCTCTAGTAAAACCCTCACTGAGTCTAGCAGCAGGTTCTAATACAGACCATATTTCATCAGAGAGCAACATTAGCTCACCATATCGTAAATTCTCTTTAACTGATCTTGTTGATTATAAAAAAACTTAGCTCCTGCTTTTCGCATATCTTTAAAATCTTTTGGATTTGCACCACTCATTATTCCAGCTCCCAATACTGCATCAGCTCTACTTACAAATTCGCCATCCGCTAACTGTGCAAGCATAGTGTCCTCATCTTTATCTCCATTACCCGATCCGTCTTCCACATAACCTTCAGCTCTTACATAATTATTATAATCTTTTTCATCGTGATCTGATTTACTAGGAAGATAATTTACACCTCCCTCTCTATATTTAGCTATTTCCGCAATACCACCTTCTTTTAAACGATACATGTCATCTCTCAAAATCTGAGGTTGATCATAATCAAATCTTCTACCTATTCCAGATAAATCGGCTTGTGCTAGTTCATATTGTCTACGATATTCTTCTTCGCCTCCAAAAGGTTGTGCCATCATTCCTGCAGCTTCTTTTGCTCTTCGTTCAGCTTCCATAGCAGGAGGTATACTTCCTAAAGTTGTTCCAATACCTACCTGTGTAGTTGGACTTTGAAGGGCAGTGCCTACACCAGACATAAACCTTTGTGATCCAGTGACAGGATTATTTCCGATACCACCGCCAGGTAAACTCATTGGATTAGGTCCTGCCATTGATGAACCTGATATACCCATTCCTAATTGTGCTGTTCCGTAAGCTCCTATTCCTCCTAGCACTCCTGACATTAACGCTGATTTATTTGAAGCTCCTGTAGCTTTAGCCATTAAAAAACTTGTTCCTGCGGCTATGAGGGGATATAAAAAAGCTGACATAAAAAACTCCTATATTAATCTACAGCTAGTTTACTCTTTTTTTTCAGGCTTATCAATACCCGCAGGCACC